CACTGCGGCGCGTCCGGAACACATGGAAGGATGATCAGGTGCCGGATGCCAGCATCCATGTCGTCCTGGTGTCGCCGGACGGACATCCGTATGAGGTGCGGTTTGATACGCCTGACAGCGCCGAGCTCGCCGAGCAGATTCGGGACCTGATGGAGCAGTATCTGACGGCCGAGACGGACGAGCAGCGGCTTGAGGTATGGACCGAAATGCTGAAGCTGGCCAGCGGAATCCGGCGGCCGCCGGGCGTGGACCGGATCAAGTGAGGAGGCGATGCTGATGCAGCATTACGCAATCACGCTGTACGGCACCACGAAGGCCGCGCCGTTCGCCGTCGTCCGGTTCGACCGCGGCGTCTTTGAGGAGTACCGCGCCGGCCGCTGGCGCCGTACAGACCGCTATGACGGCATCCTGACGGGCGATTTCGTCGACTATGAGCCAGTCACCGCCGACGAGGCGGAGGCCATCACGAAAGCGAGGTGATGCGAATGGCAGCGAGCCAATACCGCCGAAGCGCCCTGTGCGAAGCCATCCAGTTTAACTCGCCGGACCAGGTGCAGGAAATCATCGACTTCGTCGGTCTGCCGGTCATGGTCGAATATAAAACCGACGGAAGTGTACACCTGCGCGTAATCCGCGGCACATACGAGGTGGCTGTCGCCTGTGCGGGCGATTATCTCGTCAAACACGAGAACGGCAAGATCGAAGCGGTCAAAAAGGACGATTTCGAATCGCAATACGAACCGGTTGATTCGGGCTCCGGATGAGACTTCCGGGGCCCATTTTCCACCCGCGGCCGGGGTATATCGGTCGGCACCATCAGCGGGCGAACCGCTATACAAATTCGGAGGGTGATCTATTGTGGAATGGCTGAAGGAACTGCTGCAGAAGCTGGGGATCGCTGACGCGGACATCGAGCGGATCGATGCGGAGGTCCGGAAAGAGCTGCCGAAGCATTTCGTGCCGAAGAGCCAATACAATGACGTGTCTGAGGCCCGGAAGAAGGCCGAGGAGGCGCTTCAGGACCGCGACAAGCAGCTGGAGGACCTCAAGAAGTCTGCCGGCGCCAGTGAAGAACTGCGCAAGCAAATCGAGCAACTGCAAGCCGACAACAAGGCTGCCAAAGACCGCTATGACGCGGAGATCAAGGAGCTGCGCCTGACCAGCGCGATCAAACTCGCGCTTGCCGGCAAGGTCCATGACCCGGACATCGTCGCGGGCCTGCTGGACAAATCGAAGATCGAGCTCGACGACGCCGGCGCGATTAAATCCGGCCTCGACGAGCAGCTGAAGGGCCTTCGCGAGAGCAAGGCTTTTCTTTTTGTCCCGGAGGACGGTGGCGGAACGTTCCAGTTCCGCGGCGCAAAACCGCCTGAAGGATCTGGCGGCGGCGGAGGCGGCGGAGCCGACAAGGCGGCCGAGTTCGGAAAGCGGATTGCCGAATTTGCGAAGGCCAATGCCTCGACGACTGAGGCCCAAAAATCCTATTTTGGAGGCTGATCAACCGTGAGTAAGTTCGTTCAACGCGATTATGGGAACAAGAAGGAAATCCTGAAGTTCCCTGACCACTATGTAGCGCTGGCCGTGACGGTCGACGACACGGGCGTGACGCCGGGCGCTGACGGCCGCAAGATCGTGCCGGCCGGTACGATCGTGGGCGGCGGTTTCATCGGCGACGACACCAAAATGGCCGTCAAGAAAAATGACGGCGAGGCCGAGGGTGTCCTGCTCAACGACGTCGACGTCACCTATGGTCCGGCGCCGGGCGCCGCGGTGATTCACGGCTTCATCGACCTGAACAAGCTACCGGAAGCGCCTGATGAGGCCGCCATCGAAGCACTGAAGCAAATCCATTTCATCGCCTGATCGTCCTGATCGGCGAATCTGACATGAAAGGGAGAGGAGATTCACCATGCCGACGATTTTCGATCTGATCAACGCCCGCGCAATTGCGGCGTATATCACGAACAACCCGTCGAACACTGTGCCGTACCTGGGCGCCACGCTTTTCCCGGCGCGGAAGAAACTCGGGCTCGACCTGTCCTGGATCAAAGGCTCCCGCGGCCTGCCGGTCGCTCTGCGGGCATCGACCTTCGATGCGAAGGCGACGCTGCGCGACCGGATCGGTATTTCCAAGGTCGAAACGGAAATGCCGTTCTTCCGCGAGGCAATGCGCATCGGCGAGAAGGACCGTCAGGAACTGCTGCGCCTGATGGAGTCGAACAACGATGCGTATGTCATGCCGCTGATCACTCAGATCTTCGACGATGTGCGGACGCTCGTAGACGGCGCCAACGTCATCCCCGAACGGATGATCATGCAACTGCTCTCGACGGGCAAGATCAAGATCACGGACAACCGGAAGGATTACGACTACGACTACAAGTTCAACCCGGATCACAAGGAACAGTTGACCGGGAATGCGGTCTGGATCGATCCCGACAGCACGCCGATCCAAGACATCATGCGTTGGCAAAAGAAAATTGAGCAGGACACCGGTGTCAAACCGACGCGGGCTATCTGCGCTCAAGATGTCTGGGATGCGCTGCTCGCTCACCCGCAAATCAGAAAGGACCTCAACCCTCTGGGTGCGATGAACATCATTCTGACCGACGAGGATCTGCGGCAATATCTGCGCAGGAAACTCGGTCTTTCTGTCACGGCGTACACCAAACAGTACGCGCTGCAGGACGGAAGCACGCACCTCTTCTATCCGTCCGGCCACATCACTCTGATTCCAGAGGGCAATCTGGGCAACACCTGGTACGGTACGACGCCGGAAGAAGCGGATCTGATGGCCGGCGCAACGGCTGCAGAGGTTCAGATCGTCAACACCGGCGTCGCGATCACGTCGATCAAAGAGCCTCACCCGGTGAACGTGGAGACGATCGTCTCCGAGATCGTTCTGCCTTCGTTCGAGACGATCGACACGGTGTTCATCGCCCAGGTACTGCCGGCGTCCTGATAAGGAGAGGCCACTGGCCTCTCCTATATCCATGGAGGTGATACCAGATGGGCGGACTGGAAGGTCTGAGCGTCGCCGAAGTTCTGCAATTGGTCGAGAGCGGCAAGCTGTCGACGGACGCAGCGCTCGAGCTCGAACGCAAGGGCAGGAACCGGAAATCTCTGATTGCAAAGCTCGAGGCTCTGGTAGCCCCGGAAGAACATGATCAGGAGGCTCTGAACGATCCGGAAGAACAACCGGAACCGCAGGACATCCTGGACGCTACGAGCGATGATGCGCGGGAGCCGGAGAGACTGGAATCGGAGACGGTCAGGGTGGTGTTTCTGCACAACGTCAAGCACAACACCACGCTTTACCGGGCGGGGCAAAGGGCTGAAGTGGCGAGAGCGGATTTCGAGATCTTGACGGCCGCTAATGCCGTCGTGGTCGAGGAGTGAGCGCGCATGGCGGTAACCTCTGTTGAGGTTTGGACCATCGTCAAGCAGCGCCTCGGACTTGCTGACGACGCAAAGAAGGGTCTGATCTACACGTACATCGACGAAATTGGCCTTCGGATCCAGCACTACTGCGGCATTCGGGTGATCCCCGACGACCTGCTGTACACCTGGGCGTCCATGACGATCGATGCGCTCCGGATTGAGCAGCCGAACCTGCCCGGGATCGCGGAGACAAACGGTGGCGGGGAGGAGATCAGGATCGGCGATACGTCGACGGCCCCGGCCCGGCCTGCTGGTCTGACCAATACAGGCAAGATGGCGATCGACGCCGTCGTTCTCAATTACCGGGTGGACTTGAACCGGTACCGCAGACTGAGGTGGTAACCATGAACCTGGAACGCCACCGCCGAGTGATTGAACGGCTCTACACGGATCGGGCCACAATTTACCGGTACGTGCCCGTGAAAGACCCGGTCACGAAGGAAACGAAACTCGTCCTACAGGCGGTTTATTCGGATCAGCCCTGTCGGATTTCTCAGCGCGTGCTCGGCCAGAACAATCAAACCGAAGCGCAGAACGAAATCCGGTATGAGACGAAACTGTTCATTGCGCCGGAGGTAGAGATCCGCCAGGGCGATCTGCTCGAGGTCACCCGGGGCAACGTGACGCGCCGGTACACCGCCGGGGAGCC